CCTGACTATCTAAGCAAAGAACAAGTGAATGTAATAAAAACGGCAATCAAGACAAAAACAACTATCCTGATCACCGGTAGGCAAGGGCCAACTGGAAAAACTCATTTAAAAAGATTGCTCAATTCAGTTGGCGTTTCCGCTGTAGAAGAAACGGATTTTCAGAAAATTGAGTTGAATGAAGATATTAGTCATCTTCTCTAAAAGGATTAGAGTGGTCAAAAGGAATTAATGAAAGATGCTCAATGTCAAAATAACATCGGTCAGTTTCTAGCAAATAGAGAAGTAAAGCATTTTTAAAAGTTTTAATTGCACCAAGGTGCGTGAATTTCCTATCCATGTAATCTAACAAAAGTCGAGTGTCCGTAGTATCAGGAAAATCTTTATCATATTTCATCTCTCTTGCTAAATCAGCAAAAGGATGTGTTAAATCATCTAAATTAAATTGCATAACCCACTTGTAAAAAGTCAAGTTCATCACCACCTTTTGATTAAAATTTTAACATACATAGAAACGGAGGAAACAAAATGTTCGGACTAGAAAAACAAGATCCAAACGTGACAAATAATCGTCAGCTGTATGTCGGTGGTTCAGACGTTCCAGTGATCCTGGGATTGTCAAAATACAAAACGCAGTACGAACTGGCCAGAGAAAAGGCCGGGATTGTGGAACCAGAGCAAATCAGCAATCCATATATTTCGTTCGGTAACAAGATGGAGCCGCATATCCGTGAGTACATCAACACGATGAACAGTTTGCATTTTCATCCGGAAACATTCATTGATCAGGAAAACCATATCAGGTCCAATGTCGATGGGATTGACGATAAAAACAAGATTTTGCTTGAAATCAAGACACATGGTGCGACACCGACTGAAAAAGTCTACGAGGCACAGATGCAGCTCTATATGCATCAGACAGGGTGTGAATATGGCTGGTTGGCCATGTACAGACGGCCGAATGATTTTGATTTGGAATTTGATTCCAACAACTTAAAAATTAAAGAGGTTGAGAAAGACCAGGGCTATGTTGAAAAAATTCTTGATGCGATCGAGACATTTTGGATCCGTGTGATTTACCTACAGGAAAATCCTAAAATGACTGAGAAAGAGTTTTACTTAGTCGGTAATGATATGGACAAGCTAGTAGCTCGTGTTGAGCGATTCGAGATGCAGATCATTGATTTTAAAAATCAGGCTAAACAAATCGAAGCTCAACAAAAAGCCTTTAAGGATGAACTGTATCAAAAGATGGAAGAGAACGACATCAAGAAATTTGATACCGGGAAAATAGTGATCACTAGGATCCTGCCGACTACACGGAAAAATGTTGATGGTACTAGGTTAAAAAAAGAACGTCCTGAAATTTACGAGGAGTTTTTGAAAATTATTGATGTAAAAGGAACTGTCAGAATTACAGAGAGTAAAGGAGAATAATAAAATGATCAGACCATTAAAAACAACTACAAAATACTATGCAACAACTGAAGGTGAAGCAAAAACCAAGGTTGATGAGATCAAAGACAAGTCAACTGGATTAGTGACTAGCACCAAGATTGATCAGAAGACTCACAAGGATGCTGGCGATTATTTCGAACTGACAGTCGTTCAGACATTTACCAGCAGTAAAGACATCATTGAGAGTGGGGTGTAATGCATGAGCGAGTTTAAAGTAGGACAAGAGGTGTTATTAGTCCAAAAAAACGATAGTGGATTAGATGCACAAATTGGTGATGTCGGAAAAGTATCTGAAATTACAGATGATTGTGAGTACCCGATAAATGTTACTTGGCTTAGAAATGGCAAACAAGAAGCAGTACATCCCAGTGAGCTGAAATTGATTGAGGAGGAAAATAAATGAGCATCTTACCACCAAACAAACCACAAGTACCAAAGGATACGCCACGGAACTTTTTCATCTATGGTCCGACAATGGGCGGCAAGTCATTTCTAGCGTCGCAGTTTCCCAACGCGTTAGTTTTTAACACGGACGGCAATGCTGAGGCGAACACTGTGCCATCCGTGCAATTGCGCAACCTAAAGGATAAGAGCGGCAAGATTACCAGAAGCGTCATTGATCAACTAGATAAGCTGATTACAGCATTACAAACCGAAAAGCATACTTACGAAACAGTCGTCATTGATGTTATTGATGATGTGGTCGTTATGATCGAGCAGACCATTTGTGATCAAGAGGGAGTTCAAACCATTGGTGACATCCCTTACGGCAAGGGATATGCGGCATTCAAAAATATGTTTCAACAACTGGTCATTGAATTAAAATCATTGCCGATGAACGTGATCTATATTTCTCGTAATGCATCAAAGATGGAAGGACAAGCTGAAATCGAAATTCCTTCCTTGGCTGAAAAGCACCAGAATATCGTCAACGGCAACTGTGATTTGATGATCCAATGCAAGAAAGTCGGGAAAAATTATATTCGTGTCGTCAAAGCACGTCGCAAAGACTATATGCGTGAACAAGTCGATGACAAAAATATCCTGAAAATTTTGGATACAATCACGGGTGTGTTTGGTAAATCAGCCAAGACTACTAAAAAGCAGCAAGAGGCCATCGTGAAGGAACTGGAGAAGCGTGAGGATGTTATTGCAGCTGCAGAAGATGACCAGGAGGCTAAGGCATCTCCCAGTGATTCGACAGCTGAACCAGCTAAAGAAACTGAGCAGTCTGAATCCAAAACAAAAGCGACAGCTCCGGTTAATCAAACGGCATCTAAGGTGGAACCGAACACCACTGCAACTGGTAATCGAGTTCGGCCAAAGATCTAGGTCAACAAATAAATCACTCAAACAAAAAATGAAAGAGGTAATCACACATGAGTCTTAGAGATGTAATGAATGAAGTTTTAGAGAAATTTGATCCAAAAACAGACGATCCCAACGCTGGTGGTTTTGACAATTTGCCTGATGGCGAATATGACATTGTACTGAGTAAGGTGGAGCATAAAGTATTCCAGAGTGGTTGGGAATGCTTGTCATTCGAACACGAAGTGGTGTCAGGTGAATTTTCTGGCAGAAAAGAATTTGTGAACTTTGGCTTTGGGGATAGCACACCTGAATTTGTACTAAAGAAAAATATCAAGCTAGTAGCTAAAGCTGCATCTGTCACAGGGATCAGTTTGACTGATGATGACTGGGAAGACGAGACGACGTTAGCAGCAGCGTTTGAAGCGGCTGTTGGTTCGCAGTACATTCTGAAAATCACGTCAAGCCCGAACAAGAAAACCCAACTGAGCCTTACCGTAATTTTGATTTTATCGAATATGATAATCCGGAAGAAGCAGCGGCAAGTAATACTGTCGATATATCGGATGAGGACTTGCCATTTTAAGGATGTGACATTAAATGATTGTCATTTACTGGCTATATGAACGAAACGGCGAATTCATGGTCGCGCTGAAAACGAATCAAACCATTAACTACTACACTGATGTCGAGAGCTTGAAAAAAGCTCTCTCATCGGTTAAGTGTCTGGCCACGTATGGCGACTCTCGGCAGTTGGCACTAATTTTATCTGGCGGACGTAGTAAGTTTTTGAATCAGTATTTGTTGATGGATCTCTCCCAAGAACTTGGTGACAAGACCATCGAAGAGATTGGATTTTTCAACGGTTTTGATTTGAAAGCCACAACGATCAAAGAATTTTGCGAAAAACGTATCGCCATTTGTGATTTCTTGCTAACGGAGCGCGAAAGCTATTTTGAGACAAAACTGGAGATTATTCAAGAGTTCGGGCTGAAACCCAGCTTAATCAATCGGACAAGGGCAAGCATTGCTGCAGAAGTACTAGGAGCGATCAAACAGCCTAAAAGGGCAAATATCCTGATGTATGAGTTTAGCCCGCTGATCCCTAAAGGCGAACTTCCGGAACGACTGATTTCTTTTTACGAGCAAGTCACACACGATTACAAATGCACGTTCGAAGAAAAACTGAGGAACAGCAAGTTAAAAATCACACTTGCCGGGTTGACTCATACATTTGGCTTTGGTGGCGTGCATGCCGCTAGAGAAAAATACAAAGGCAAGGGACTGTATCTGCACATCGATGTGAAATCTTTTTTTACATCGATCATGGTCAATCATGGGTTTATCAGCGAAGCAATCAAAGAGAAAGCTCGTGTAAAGGAACTCCATAATAAAAAAGTCCTCGATGGAAAAGAAACTTACAAGATCGTCATCAATGCAATTGTGGGATCGATGAATAATCCATATTCAAAGTTGTATGATCCGAAACAGTTTTTTTCTATCACAGTCAATGGTCAGTTGATGATGGCACATCTTATCCTGATTTTGGAAAATTTTATCGAAGAGTTGATCCAGACAAACACAGACGGGATTGTCGTCAAAATTCATCCGGAATTTGAAGAACTCGTCAGGGATCTGGCTAACCGGTGGGCTGATCATTACAAA